TTAAATTTCTTGAATTACATATACTTTTACAAACACATCATATTTTGCTGCCAGTTGCTCCAATCTCTTTTCTCTATATTTTGTAATGGTGAAGAAATGGATAACTGGCACTTTTCCGTTATATTTTTGCTTATATATTTTAGTAAACTCCTCATAGCATTTTAATTTATCTTCATTGACCACCATCTTTTGGGTACGGTCTATTTCTACTGCATGAAGTATCTTATCATCATCACGAAACTTCACATCTGGAATAATCTTCTTTTTCTTATCATCTTTTATATACCTTATTTCTGTTTCAATCTGCCAATCATCTGGACAAAACAAATGTAACCATGCTTCATTACGTAAAATAGCATGTGCTACTCTACTATGATGAACTACTTTCCCTTCACCAAATAATTTGTGTCCTGATTGATTTAAATAATAAACATATTCTTTGTTGTGAGTTATTTTACTCGTGTAAGAAGAGAGATCCTTCATAATCCGATTTGCATTTCTTATCCCCCCCATTTCATGAACACTCATTAAATGCCTTCTTGTTGTAAACTGTAGCTTCCTAATCGTCGCAAGTATCGCCATTTGACGGTTGATTTGCATATGCGTTTGCATCCTCATGTTTCTCCACCTCATATTGTTTTAAATGATTCCACATCACTTCATTGCTAATGTAAGGTACTTGTATTTCAGTGAGTCTATCTGTTTTAAAAATCGCACGTCCGGGAATGCTTTTTATTGATTCTAATCCAGGTTCATCGATTACTACACCTGATGCTGTTTGAGTGGGTAATCTAAAACCTAATTTCGCATCACTATTCTGTTTCACTTGGCGTGGCAAAGTATCTCCTGTCGGATACTGCGTACAGAAAATTAACCTAAACCCTAATGCGCCACCTATACGCGCTATATGAGAGAGCATTTGTTGACAAGCTCCCAATAATCTTTGTTGCTCCTTTTTCATACTTTTATCAGGGCACAGTTCGGCACCTTCGTCTACTATAATGAAATACCGCTCTTGGATATTTGTTTCTACAACGTTTGTATAATGTCTATCTTTCATGTATTGCATTTTCTCTTCCATCTTTTCAAGAATATCTTTTAATACCATAAAGGCTTCTATGGGCTTCTCAGCAATGGAAACTATTTGTTTTAAGTTCTTATACGGTCCGAACTCCAAACCGCCTTTTAAATCAATAATGTATAAATGAATATACTCTGGTTGCGCTAAAATAAGTGAAGTAACTACATTCTTTAGAAACACCGTCTTACCCATTCTGGTGAGACCACCTAGTGTCATATGTGGAGTTTTATCAAAATCATGATAGATAAGTTTTTCTAAACTTTGCCCCATTGGTACACACCATTTTCCTTTTGTCACTAAATCATTAGACCATGACCATTTTTTCGGTATATCCCTATGAAACACACGAATATTTAATTTGTAATTGTCGTAATCAATTCGAACTGGTTTGTTCAACCCTTCAGAAACAACATCCTCGACTTTCTGAATAATTTTACTTGGCATTCCTACTGGTAATCGATATACATAAGTTGTGCTTCGGTCATCATTTTTTCGCTCAAGAAAAACCGGATACTGTAATCTCTCCCCAATCCGGATAGCAATTCCACTTACCTCAAAAAATACTTGTATCTTTTTACGATCATTATCTTTACTTTTAAGTTTATCACCGAATATGGTGAATAATAATCCAGCGACCGGTACCGATAATAGCTCCAACATAAAATCACTCCCTATATCCCTCTTATAGAGGGTATATATCCCTGTTTCAAGGAATACGTGCATACAAGCTAAACTCCTTATGACATAAAGAATAAACGGTTTCCACATCGTATTCTTTCATAGAAATGCAATAAGAACATAACGTAGAAGGTAGAGAAACGAGCCTGTAAGTGTAGTGTACAAAGTGACGCGTGGAAGCCAATGTGGAACACTCTTCCCCATTTTTTCTGCTACCTTCATCGTAATCACGGATAAGCCTGTTACTGTCCAAATAATTACTGCTTCCCCTGCAAGTGTCATGACTATTCCTCCTCTTCCTTTTCACGAAATGCAATGCCTTTTCTCGTAAGGACGACATCATAACAATCCATTAGAGTTTCCCAATTTAAAATATCTTCTTCCTCACCGTATAGATCCTCCTCGATAACCTGGCATAAACTGAAATATCTTTTATACTCCTTGTTATTAAACACTTCATGATTTTTCATGTGATTCATAATTGATTCCGTTTCTGATCTTGATTTGGATTCGTTATACATTTGACGTAATTCTTTCGAAGGATGTAAATATAGAGTTGTATTCAAGTGATTATACTGCCAACGCATGTAAGCCACTCCCTTCTTGATGTCCTTAGTTCCACTTGGTATTCCTCGTGGTCTTGATATAGGTATATGACTTAGAAAGAGTTATATTGCCTGTCCATTTAAACTTTTCTAAATGTTCGTTGATTAAATTAAAGGAGGACACATTTCCATATGCGAATTGTATATAATTAAAGAGGTGATATTGTGCGATTAAAATGTAAACTTCGTGTTATTTTTGCTGAAAGAGAAATACGCCAAAAGGAATTTTCAAATCTTATTGGAATTAGTCAAACTACAATGAGCTCACTTGTTAATAACACGACGCTCCCTAGTTTTCTTACAGCTTACAAAATTGCAAAAGAATTAAAATTGCACATGGAAGAAATTTGGATAGAGGATATAGAGGAGGATAATGAAAATGTATAAAAAACTTATAAGTCTTTGTGTCGGAAGTACCCTATTATTAGGTCTAACAGCTTGTGATTCTTCCAAACAAAATGAATCAAGCGAAAAAACAAACGTCAAATCTCAACAAGAAACTAAAAAAGATTTAACATCTCAGGATGAATTAAATAAAAAGATCAAGCAAGATGCTGAAGAAGTTAGTTTTGTTAAAGCAAATGGAGATCAATACGAAAAAGGAAAAAGACTTAAAGCTACGGGAACGGTAGATTTATTACTTAAATCTTCAGCGTTACCTTCTTTTGTCATAAGTACAAATGAAAATGATGGAAAAGGTATGTACACTATTCAAATTGCACAAAGTGGTGTGCAATCAAACGAAAATGAAATAACACTCAAAAGCGGATTAAAAATATCTAAAGGTACAACAGTAACGATTTATGGCGCTTACGATGAAAAAGACAAAACAGGAATGCCTAAAATTAGTGCAACAGTAATTGAACAATAAAAAAAGCCGTCAAAAGACGGCCCTTTTTTTGTTAATCAAACTATTCTTTTGTTTTATTTTTTAATGTACTCGTACCACCAGTTTCTTTCATCCATCCAAGCTGTAATCATATCAAGTTCGCCATTAGGTAGTACTTCAGTTTGTAAGTAAGCTAAACCAGTTAATGGATCAGAGACAACTTTCCCTTTTGTTCCGCGCTCATTCATAGCATTTACGACTTCCTGAACCAATGAAATACCAAAACCACCAGATTTAACATATTGATAGCCGCCATTGGCAATAGCTTGTTCTGGTTGTTTTTCTCCTGTAAACCAAGATAATGATTTATTGCCAATTAATTGATTCAAATCACACTTACCGATACCAGGTACATTACCCGTCTCTGTGTATTGCCAAATATCGCATGGATAAGCTGGCTTGTTACCGCCATAACGAGGAATCCAAACAAAGTCAGATTTTACATTTGCCATACCAAACGGAGCATACATATGATGACCAACGTATAAACCAACTTTCTGAGCACCTAATCGGCGTAGTTCATCAATAAATGCTTGTGTGCCCGCTCTCATATCATTCATTGTTTTTACTTCAACATCCGCAACCCAGACTGTCGCGCTCTTGTCTCCACGATTCCAGAAGTCACGAGCTTCTATTCTTGCATCATTTTCAGAAACGAAACGACAGAATGCATAGTTACCAAAAGGAATACCATGTTGCTTCATGGCTTGTACATATCCTTTATACAATGGATCTACATAATTTGAACCATCTTGTACACGAGCGATGATGAAATCAATGTATTGTTTTGCTATAGGCCAGTTAATGTCACCATTCCATTTTGAAATATCAATAATTTGTCCCATTACTTAACATCTCCTTTTCTATCTTCTTGTTTTTGTTTTCCACCCAAAATTTCAACTGCATTTGTTAATGCTGAAGGTAAGGGAATTCCCATACGACCAGCGTTTTCTAAAAGTGAAAGTAACTCATTGCCCATAAAGAAGAAAATAGTCGCTTCACGAATTGCGCTGTTACTTCCCAGTGCTGAATCTAGTTGAGCGGCCGCTCCGACCAAAAGAAAAAGCACCACCTTTTTGGCGATGCCTTTGAAACCAACTTTACTTTTTAATTCTCCGTTATATCCTGCTGCAATCATGCCAGTTAAATAATCAATAACTGCCATCGTCACTAAGATTTTCAATGTTGCATCCCATCCTCCCAAGAAATACCCACAGAAGCCACCAAACGTAGCTATAAATGCTTTCATTAATACATCAATGCGATCCATCTTTTCCTCTCCTTTTTAAGCTGCAAAATAACTTGGGTCCATTCCAAATATTTCTGCAATATCTTCCTCACTTCTATCTTTCAAATAAGATTCAGTTGTGGAGATATCAGAATGATTAGCGAGTGACTTTAGTTTTTCAAGCGGTACTCCTTGAACTTTTAAATTATCTAATCTGCTGTGACGGAAACAGTGAGGATTAATTTTAAATCCCTTCCCTTCCTTTTCGTTCAGCATCTTAGCAAATATTTCGCACCAATAATTAAATACACTCTTGTTCAATCTTTTTCTCTCACCATTCTTATAAACACGCACAAACAAATCTGGAATAGTATCCTTACCTCGCTGATTTATATATAAACGAATGCATTGCTGCACTCGGTGATTGTAATATAATCTAAACTTCTTACCGCGTTTTCCTCGTACCACATTTGTATAATATTGTTCTGTCAGCCCTTCTTTTTGAACCTGATATACCTCATTCTTTCTAGCTGCACTGTAATAAGAAAGTGCTAAATACGTTGCTAACATATATTTTTCTTGCTCAAGTAATTCATCGATTAGCCAATTAATCTGGTCCTCTGTTATAAATGTAATGTCTCGAATTGGATTCTTAGGTAAACCACGCACCCTTGAGCCTACGTTGAACTCGTAATCATAATCATCATCGTCAGCACAAAACTCAAGAGCTGAACGTAATGCACTCATCAATCCATTCACACGCGCGTTTGACATTCCCATCTCTTGAAAGATAATAGATAAATTCCGAATATCTTTACGTGTTAAATCAATAAGCTTTTTATTTTCGAAGTGTTCATGTATCAGAAACAGAATAATTCGTAAATCCCAACTGTATTGCTGTAAAGTGCTTGCCGCTTTCCCTTGCGATTTCTTTTCAATGAGAAAATCTTTGACTAGGTTTTTATTTTCCTGGCTAACATGCTTTTCATAAATTACTTGGTCTACTATTCGTTTCACACTGATCATCTCCTCAAAATAAAAAGAGAAGTGAAATCACTCCTCTTGATTGATGAATTGAATCAAAGCCGTATTTTATGCAAAATAAAAAACAGCTTATGGCTGCTCTGGTTTCTCATTTATCTTTTGTTTTAGTATGCCAGTTCGTTATATTAGTTGACCACTTCCGTTACATCTTTTAAAACAATTACATAGGTTGCTCTTTGTAATACTTTGTGTTTCGTTTCTAATCCACCAAAAGCTTTTTCTATACACTTCCACTTCATTTCCTTACCGTCAAACACATCATATCCGGATAACATTTGAAATGCATAATTTAATACATCGCTCCCAAAATCCGGTCGCATTTTAAACCATCCTTTCACATTTGAATGTGTAGTATGTGGAATCGCTTGTTTTCCTAATGTAGTTAACTCCTTTATTAAATCTTCCGGAAGTTTAAACAATGGAAATTCAGAAACCATTAATGATTCATCATAATTTAATTGTTCTCGAACTCTATCAGCATTGATATTGATAATCATATGATTCTCCTCTAATAAGATATCAGAACCATGATCGATTGTTAATTCATCAAATACCGGTTTGAAAAATTTAGCCATAATAATTCACTCTCTTTTCGTTTTATTTGTTTAGTAATTGTTGCACTAATACCTTTAATTCATCAATTTCAGCTTTCATTGAAACTTTCTCAAGTTTTTCTGCTTCAAGTTGTTCTTTAAGAGTGTCAACTTCCTGCTTCAACATACCGTGGTCAAATTGAAGATTTTTAACTTCAAAGTCAACTTCTTGTATTGCTTGAATAGAAATAGAAACCGAGCTATAAAGTGTTACAGCGTCTTTCTGTGGTGTGGTGAATACATCGTCAGAGTCCTCCGCAATCATACCGTAATTAATTGGAAGTATAATAGACTCCCCTGACTCGAAGCGTTCAACATCTCTTATAAAGTGATACTGTTTGATGTTTACAGAGTTGATTTTATCTAAAGCGGAGAATGGAAGGTCTTCTATGTCCGTTTTAAGCGTACGAGAAGAATTAGGGATAAATTCTTGCGCCCACATACGCCCTGAAGCAGATATATTTTCTTTAGCTCGCAGTGTTCTTAACTCTATATCTCGCCATCCATTACCATACACATCTTTAATTTGTAAATTCATATCATAGCCTGATACAAGACTTGCTCTTAGCATTAATCTTCCCATGTTTAAATCATGATCATTAACGCCATTGGCAAAGTATATACTGTTACCAGTACTTTTTCTATCAAAATGAAACTCACCATAGTCATTTTTAAAATAATGTGGCTCTGTGGTCGTCACTATAAACTTTCCGTATCCCCGCGCCCATCCCACTGAGTTAAAAACAATGTCATTCAAATTATCAAAATATAATCTTCCGTCTGCATATGCATACAGATGTCCACCATCATTTTGCATTTGGATAAATGATGACCATCTACTATTCCCTTCCGCATTGTTTCCTTTAGATATTCCAAGTGTAGCCCAAGCTTTAGATGGTTCTTCAACGCCATTAATTCGTGGAGTCGTTTGATAAATATAGAACGATCCTGCGCCAGCGAATTTTCTATTATCAGAGCCAAGTACGAATGACGGTTGGATACTTCCATCAGTTGTTTCCATAAATCCTATATAGCCACGCGGTCTATCTAAATCAAAAATTTTCATGTCTTGCTTATTTATTTCAACAAATCTATTTCCACTCGTTTTAAGTGTTACCCCTTCTAAAACTTGTCCTTTAATATGACTTGCTGTAATAAAACCTTTTAAGTTAATTCTGTTCGCATTCAAAGTAATGTTTTCTTTACTCATATTAAATGCTGCGATTACATCATTTTCTTTTACAGATATACTAACGCCTTTTTCCGTTAACTGAAGACGGGTTTCCATATCTCTTACGTAAGAATCTTTTGCAAATTGCCCATTTGCTTGCTCTATTGTATATACCTCTGTCTTTTTGGCCGAGGCATTGATACCCTGTTCATTGATAGTAAAGCGGTTATCAATCAAAGTCATTTTTTGATTAAATTGCTCAGTTGCAAGTTTGTTAGCTAATTCGCCCAACAAATCTTGTTTATTTTTATCAACTGTTTGCTTCAATTCAGGTATCTTAAATCCAGCAACATAATCTTCTACTTGTTTAAGCTCAACTTTCGCTCCAATTGCTGTTGCCTGTTGTTCGAGCTTTGTACTTGCTTCAGTAAGCTTTTTCCCTTGATCTGATACTACATTGTTCAAATTACTAACTGTGGTTGATAGTCCGCTTGCTGTTTGTTCTACTGTAGTCATGCGCTTGTCGAATCCAGCTTGGCTATTTTGAACATTTGTTACATTAGTTTTAACACCCTCCACATTTTGCTCAATTTCAGTTGTTTTTTTCGTGAATGTTTCTTTAGAAGTAACTTCATCATTAGCTAGTTGCCATGTAGTTCGTATATTACCTTCTTCAAATTTTGCATGGTGAGAATTTAAATTCCCATCAATATTGCGCCCGGAATAGTAAAATCTAATTTGGGTTACGTCCTTGTCTTTGGTCTTGAATGTAGATGATAATGGTTCATCTTTATAATCCATATTAACCTTTAATTTCGAATCTGTTCTTATAGACTTATACTCTTGCTCTCCATCCGTATACGTTATCGCTGTTTCTACACCGAACCAAGGATTTGTATTAAGTTTAGTCATTTTCCCAGTGAATAAAAAAGAAATAGTAAACGTCTTATTTCTGTAATTAATCTTATTAGAAAGAGTCATTTGTTTACTATCTGACCAAGTTCCAGCCATGTTCTGTTTGTTTAATCCTAATTCTGAATCACTTGCTAGGTTGATTGAACCTACAGAAAGATTACTCATATCAGTTTGTAATTGTTCAATAGTCTGCTTATTTGAAGTGGCCGTATTCTTTATTTCATTTGTTGTTTTTGTTAAATCGTTTGTTGTTTGCTGCACCTCGGAAATTGTCTTTTTGGTGCCTTCCACAGTTGATTCAACCGTATTTAATTTATTACTAATATCAGTATCTTTTTTCGTTAACGATTCAATAGAAATTTTAAATCCATTAGAATCCTGTTCAAACTGAGTTACTTTCTTATTGATCTCACCTTGTTTATTTTCGATATTAGTAATTGTACGGCTGACACCTTGTAAACCTTCCTGCACTTCGTTGAATTGTCCTGTAGCTTGATTCTGTGCTTCTTTAACCTTTTGATTTAACTCCGTTTTCGTAGACTCAATATCTTTATTCACCTGATCCAATGTTTCTTTCTTAACTGATTCCACATCAGGAACAACCGATTCCCAAGCTGCGCCTGTCCATATTTTCAAAATACCAGGCTTTCCATTACTAATATCACGCCAAAGTGTTTTATAAGGCTTAAGTCCTGTTGTCGGTGGATTCTTAGCTTCAATGATTTCTACCGTGTTATTTTTAAGATTCTCTTGAACTTTTTCAGCCAATGTTTTTGCTGCTTCGGATTCTTTCTTAGCATTACTAGCTGTTTCATTTGCATCATTCACTAATTTATCTAACTGATCTATCAGTTCTTGTTTATTGCCTAATGACCCTAAGATTCGATTGTAAATTTTTCGTAGTTCTTCGTTTGGATCCGTAATTTCGCGATAATCACCAAACGCATATTTATCTTGTGTAGGATCCGTAAATGATTCATCACCAGCAATTACGCGTGCTTCAAGATATAGCTTAGGTGTGAAGCCTGTATCTTTGATTCGGATTGTATCTCCTTCATTGATTAGTTCATGTGCTAGTCCGAAAATGCGACCAATCGATTGTGCCTCTACTTCATACGAAACTGAAGAATTAATACGTTTTTTCAGTTCAATTTCCATTAACGTCATTAAACGTTGCGGCGTCATATTTAACTCTTCTGTTTCTGGCGTATAAAAACCAAACTTATGCTTACCACGTTCGTTCCACCGTTGAAATGCATCATTATCAACAATATACGGAAGTCCCCTGTTAATACTTTCAATGGTAATTACACTATCGCCTTCGCCTTTTACAAATCCGACTAACGCTGTACAAATATCTCTTGAATGTTCAATACGTGTAACACCTATCAAATCTTTACCTAACTCTATTTCTTTACCAGTGTCTCGGCCACGCCTTTGAATCATATCCACATACCATCCAACTATTTGTGAACCTTGAACCTCAACACGGTATTGAATTTCTAATTTGAACAAAGAAGCTATTTTCTTCAAAAAAGTTAACGGATCCATAAATTCATCAATGGTCATAGTATGAAAACCCGCATAATCTGTTTTCCCACGTTTCCATTTCATACCTACAAGAGCCATGTCAATAAATTCGTTTACTGTTTTGCCTTCTATCCTTTGTGGTTTTATAATGCCTGATTTAGCAATTTGAACCCAAGCTCCTGAAGCATATGTGGTAATAGATCGTTTGTCTGAATTCTTCTCTGTTTCTGTAATAACATATGGTACAATTCTTCCATCGCGGACTTCTTTTAGAACAAGATTTTGTTGTTGTAACGTAGCCGAATGAGTTGTTCCATCAAAAACAGTAAAATCCAACATATCAACATTGTTTTTGATTTCCCAATGCCTTTTATCATCCCAATAGTCCTGCGGCTGAATAGCTGCAACAATTTGATCTGTTTTGAAATCCACAACATGCAAAATGCCGCTTGGTGTTCTCATCTATATCTCTCCCTATAACTAACAGTCGCTTTAACATCTGGTGGCATTATTTCGATTAAATTTTCACCACGTATTACGGTTGGAAAATTACTAAAAATGTCTTTTATATTAATTGCATTCTTACCGTTAATTGTTACAAGACTTTTTTCCGTATCAATAATAATTTTGTCTCCTGCGTCAAAAATGTAAGGGGGATCGTTTTTGGTATTTAAATTTACTTTCCAAAACTTCAAATCACTAACTGACATCGCTTCTACGGGCGGAACATCTTGCCATTGCATAATACTAATCTGAATTTGTGCTGCCTTTTCCATATGGTAGTTATTTTCATCTGTCCACCGCGCAAAACGTTCTGAATCATCTCTCTCTGTCCCTGGCAAGAATTTTGAAATATAAGCTTCCCATACATTTCCTGTTCTAGCTATCCACAATCGACCAAAATACTGATTCCATGTATTCGGATAATCACCACTTTCATAAATCAGCCCTGTTTTTCCTGGCTTGTTATCATATCCAATAACCATTGTTCCGAAATTTTGTTCAGCTTGCCAAAAGAGATCGTTCATAGCAATTTTTGAAAGAACCTTGCTATTTTCATCAAGTATTGCTATCTCAACTCGGCCCATTTCATTAATTTTTTTACTCTTACATGTAACATAGGCTTGCATAATAAAATCTTGTACTGGACCCCCAGGTATGTTCTTTTTAACAGCTGCACCATGCCATCCTTTGCCTGTACTTGTACCAAAATCAGAACAAAAGAATTGATATTTATCTGACTTCATTTCACCAACTGGATTACCATCTTCCATTGAACTGACTTTACTCCATCCTACAGTGGTAGCCATTTCGTCCCATATAAGTCTTTGATTTCTTTCTACAGGTAATTGCTCTGTTTTTAAAGGATAACCGATTCTGAAGTAATCACGATTATAAGGACCCTCACCAAACCACACATCTAAAAACGTACTTGGTTTCTGTGCTTCGATTTCAATAATTGGTGGTGCTTCTATATTCCCTTGATTAATAAAAGATGTTTTAACTTCGGTAGCACCTTTTTGAGAGAACGTGTGAGTATTTTGTTTTCCTAATTTATATGGCATTGGACAAACAAAAGTAATAACGCCTTTACCTCTATTAATTATTTCATCCAAGTCAACAGAACCATCGATTAATGCTAAATAAGTCCTATCTAATTCATCATCAAAAACAAGTTCAGCAGGTTGCTCTGTATAAAGCCAATCCGCTAAATCTTCTTTTACCTTTTGTAAATCAGCCATATCTTTTTTCGCTTTAATTACAAGAGGAACATCAATACGACGTTCCTCCGTTTCTGTATTAAGAAAAAGAGCCCCTGCATGATGAGGGACTCTTACTAAATTCCTTTTAACTGGAGCCCAGGAAGGGCGTTTTCTTCCAACTAGCATTTGAACATAATCTTTTCTAATCTTATTAAAAGTAAAACTGAGTTTCCCCAACATGTTCACCACCCTTAAAATTCCGCTCTTCTTTTTTGTTCACGATCTTGAAGCTTTGTAGTATAAGTGTAACTTCCATTTGCTAACTCTTTCCCATCTAAAACATTGGTCATATTCAAAGTGAGATTTAGTTCTTTTTCAATTTGATTTGCATAACTACGTTGCTCAGGTGTTTCTAACGGTCTATACCAAACTTCTCCTGGATTATCTGATAAAACTTCTTTCCAACCCGGGAAACTTTTAACGTCCGCTTTAGAAAGCCCTTGAAATCTCTCGAGTTGCGCCCCTATACTTCTAACCGTATCACGTATGTTTTCAGGGATATGTGTAATCCAATCATTTCGCCAATCACCATCTATGAAAATCGCATTAAAGTACTTCGATAGTGGATCGTCACCATTAAATTGGAACAAATCACTTTCTGAAATTTTACGCAAGCCATCGGATGCCATACCTGAAAATGCAGATCCAATGTTGCTCATTTGATAATTCAAGGCACCTACAACTCGTTTCGCAGCGTCTACAACAAATACTTGTCCTTTATCTATACCAACCCCAAGACCTTCTGGAACAGCACTTCCTAAAGGAATCATAACTTTTGATGGACTGTTTATATCTAATGCTCCCGCAATCGTATTTTTAATCTCTCCAGCTATGTTTTTCGCCTTACTATATAAGCCGCCTGTAGCATCATCTAACCCTTTTTCAAGGCCTTCTATAATTGATTTACCAATGGAACGTAAATTTATAGATTTGAAAAATTTTTCAACTGTATTCCACTTATCTTCAATGTCTCGTTTTATTTCTGACATTTTATCTGTAACAGCTTTTTTCTTTTCTTCAAATTTCCTTGAAACTGTATTTTTTATTTCTTCTACCTTACTACTTGCAGAGTTTTTCATATCCTCATATTTATTGGTAACATCTGACCACATTTCTTTCATTTTTCGAACAACATCATCTTTCATAACCTGATATTTCGACTTTACTTGACCAGTTTCCCAATCTACTTGATTCACATGTTCACCAGCTTGTGATTTAGCTTCATCTACAATTTCTCTATGTTTGTCTTTAGCTGTAGACACTGTACTGTCATACTGACGTTTCGCCTCTGCGATGATTGCATTCGCTTCATCTGCTGTAATGGTTTTATTTTCATCACGTTGACGAATCGCCTCTGCAATTTTTTCATCACGGGTCTTTTTCGCATCTTCAATAACTTTATCCCTTGCTTTAGCGCTATTCTCTACAACTTCTGCTGCCTGTCTAGCTGAAATCTCACTAGCCTGTACGCGCATATTTTCAAGAATAACTTTTTGCTCCATTTGATTTTTAGACATATGCTCTACAGCAACTCTGTCCATTTCATCCTGTAATGCTTGTAAAGAGATGCGTTCGGAGGTCGTTAATTCTCTGTTTTCTCTAGCTGCTGTTTGTAAAATTTCTTTAATTTTATTTTCCTTTTCCTGTGTTTTTAGCTTTTCTTGTTCATAATGCTGATTTAACTGTTCGATTCGTTTGTTCTCTTCTTCAGCGGTCAATACATATGAATCAGCAAAGAATTTTTTAAGTCCTTCAATTTCTTTTTGCTGCCTTGCATTCGTTTTTTCAATGATTGTATTAGCTAACTTGTCATATTGACCTATTAACTTCTGTGACTGCTCTTCTGTAATCACTTCATGGTTCAATCTAATTTCAGTTAACTTTTGTCTAATACCATCAGACAACTTGAAATACTCACCAAGAACTTTCTTTGTGGAAGAACTTATTTTCCCTTCTGTATTTGTAGCAAAACGATCTACCGAAGCGATACTGTCCTCTGTTGCTTTTTGATATCCTTTATATGCTAATACCCCAACACCAACAGCGGCTGCTACTACACCTAAAGCAATTGCTACTGGTCCCAATGCTGCGGCCAACAAACCTGCGACTCCACCTGCTATCCCTAAAGATGTTGCTAAAGTTCCTAATGCAACCCCTAAAGCGCCAATCCCTGAAACCACCATTCCAACTGCTGCGGAAGCTGATAGGCCATATTTTAGTTCATGCACGTCTGTGGCTGAAGCATTAGCGGCCCCTGCAAGTAAATTAGCGGCATCTGTAACACTTAAACCATCCTTTTTAAATGCATTCAATGCGGTAGAAGCAATTTCAGCCGCTTCACCTAACTCTAATTCTCCTGCTGCCGCTAAGTTTAACGCCCCTTCTAATCCACCATTGATAATATCCTTTAAACTAACACCGGCTTTTATTAATTCTTCAATCCCTTTTCCAGCTTCAACAGAAGAGTATTTCGTATCTTCCCCATATTTAACAGCTAATTCGGAGAGTTTACTCATTTCTTGTCCAGTCGCACCTGATACGGCCTTTATGTTAGCCATCTGTTGTTCAAAGTTCATTGATTCTTCCACAGCTGATTTTAGACCTCGACCAATTGCATAAGTCATACCACCAAATACCATGCCAATTTGCATTCCAGCATTTTGCAAATGATTACCTAAGCTTTCCATGCGATTACCGAAGTTCAATAGACGATTACCTTGTTGCTCTAATTCTCGATTTGATTGCTGTAATTCAGTTTCAAATCGATTCAATTCAGCTGTTGCTCGATGGATTTGTTCGGCGTACCGCTGCGCTGACTGACTCGCTTCACCTTCTTCAGTTTTTGCACGATTATAGGCTTGTTGAAGTTCCCTGATTTTCTCTTTTTGTTTATCTACCATACGAGATAAAACATCTACTTTAGCTCGTGTTTGCTCCGTTGCATTAGAAAAACCGCCCATGCCTGTTGTAATGGACTGGAATTCAGCCTGTAGGGATTTTAAAGAGTTATTTAACTTATCTATCCCTTTTTGTTCAGCTTGACGGTTTACTTGCTTTAATTCATTTTCAAATCTATTTAAATCAGCAACTGCTTTATTAACTTGTGAAGCATATCGTTGAGTTGCTGCATCATTTTCACCTAATTTAGCTTTATTTTGATCATAAGCTTGTCGTAATGCCTTAACTTTTTCTTTTTGCGCTTCAATCAGTCTGTTAAGTGCATCTGTTTTAGCACGCGTCTGATCACTGGCGTTAGCGAAGCCACCCATACCAGTACTGATTGATTTCAATTCATTCTGCAATGTCCTTACGGCACGTCCTGAATTGGCTATACCTTGACGAAAATTCACATTATCAAGGGACAGCCTAACGACTAAATTATTCATTTCATTTGCCATCATCTTCCCCCTTGCTAGATAATGTTTTCTGCTGGAACTTCAATTTCATTTGAATTCTGATTTTCACTATTTGAAGGATTTTGTTCACGATACTTTTGGTTCAGTCTTAAATAATGCCAAATATCCATTTCATTATCGATATGATGATGTTTATATCCCTGACGTAATAAAGAGAGGTAGAGCTCGTCCATAAACTCACTAAACGTTAGCCCCCCTCCCTCTACGCGTTTGGGTTTGTTTCTTCCCCAGTTCCTGGTGTGCCTCCAGCCGCTTCCACAGTTGCATTAATAATTGCATTAATTACGTCTGAAGTTGTCGATAAGAATTTACGAGCATCCACACCATCCCAATATTGATCCAATGTAAATTGTTCTCCGTAAACTTTTACTACATATTGAACCATTTTATCCATATCCTCAGGTCCAGGATTGTTTGGGATATCAGCAAGTTCAGGTGCTTGACGAATCAAACGAGCCGGAATGAACTCCGGTAAATTAAAAGTTTTCTTTTCTTTATTGATTATTAATGTTAGTTTCATAGGTATTCCTCCTTAATTAATAAAAAAGAGAGAGCTTTTGCTCCCTCTCATTGACCAGATGGTGGTTGAGTAACTGTTTTTTCGTACACCTTTTTAAACCAATTGTCTCCGATAGCTTTTGTGAATGTAGGTTCGTCAGCATCAGCTGTAAATTTAGGTCTATCATCAAAGTCACGTTCAATGAATGAGCCTTTAAGTTTTGTAGTTTGGAAGTTTGGTTTATCCTTCTTAGTTTCAGCTTCTTCTTCCTCTTGTGAAAGCTTCCCTTTGAGTAACCAAACATAACGGTATTTACCATTTCCCTTTAAAAAGCGCCATCCAATTGCTAAATATGGCTTTTCTCCCTCTCGTTTTTCATCTAATACGCCATCTGTAACTTCTGGATACCCTTCAATATCTGCTTTCGCTGATAAGGAAAGTCCACGAACTTCAATTTCAACTTCTACTTCTCCGTCAGATTCAGCAATCTCTGATTTTTTATTATCACTCCACATAATTTCTGAAGCTACTTTTTTAGAAGTTTTAACCTTTACTGCCCCTTCTAACTTCTTTACATCTGCATATGAAATGCCTGATGCATCATCTTTTAATAGTTTTGCATAAACAAGACTATCTACACCGACAGTCGAACTAATTGTAATAATTTCTCCAGCCATCTATAACTCCACTCCTTTCGCGAATCGCATCGCGTAATGAAAAATTTGTGTATCATCTTCATATAAATCAGCAACCGCATAACGTGAGAAACCAATACTTTTCATGATTTCATTCACTTTTTGATGGATCGCTGTTGTACTACTCTTTGACCAAATGTCGATTTGAAATGTGATTTCACTTTCGCTTTCATCATTATCTGCAAATCCATCTGGTCTATTATCTAATTCGAAAAACGTAATACGTGGAAACTCTTCAGCGTTTTTGGCTTTACGATAATAAACACGTTTTCCACCTAATAAAGAAACAAGCCCCTGATTATTTTCAAGAGCTTGTACAATTTCGGGTCGTAAATTTATCATAGATTCAACCTCATTTCATTCTTCAAAATATCTGTCATAGCGCGAATTGCCGCTTCTTTTGAAGAATTAAAACCCGGTTCTATAAATGGTTGAGCTGGCATTTTAGACGTTCCCCATTCTAAGAACTTCCCATAGAAAAATGGAGAACGATCTGCTTTATCTATCCCTATTTTAATAGTTTTTATGCCATCTTCCATTTTAGCTTTTGTAACTCGTATATTATCAGCTAAATGTTGTCCTGTACGCCACGGTTCACTTTTTGTTGCTCTTTTAGGACTATCACTTCTTGTCGCTATTTCAGAAATAGCTTTTCGGATAGGTTCTCCACCTGCTGCAAGAGCTTTATCTTCAATCTTTTCCCCACGTAGACCCATTTGTTCTAATTCAGATATCAAACGATCAAATCCTAAAAAATCAACACCATCAGCCATTCATTCCACCACGCTTCCACATGATTAATAATGTGTGTCTTTCAGTTGGGAGAACTGAAACAATATCATAAAGTACGTTTTTATATTTAATTTTCATATCGGCTGTAACCCCATCTCGATAGCGAATCTCCGTTTTCCCTTGAATTTCACTATTTATCGATGCGGCCTGAAAATATTCTCTTCCTTTTAGGAAACTAAAAGAACCCCACACAGTGAATCCATCTTTAAAACTATCTATCGGTTCACCATCGGGTCCTTTTGCATCTACATCTTTCAGTTGAAAATTGAGGCGTTTATTTAATTTTCCTGGATTCATAAAATCACCTCAATTGTAAAATCAAGCTTTGCAAACTATACGAGGCTTTATCAGAAACCCTAGAAACACCTCGATTTTCGTACCATTCAGTTACAAGAATCATAACTGCTATCTTATAACGTTCAGCCTGGGTATTTGTAACACCGGCATCTTTTAAATATTCTTCTGCTGCCACAATAAAAGAAGTGAGGATATCGTCATCCTCACTTCCATCTATTCTTAAATATTGTTTTGCTTCATCCAGACTTATTTTCATAGTCACTATCACCTACGATCCTGCTGATACTGATGTTTTTACTGATAATACATTGCTTAAAGTAGAATTTAATCCATTATTCCCTACGGCTATAACTTGATATGAATAGGTTGTATCACCTGTTAGCCCTGTATCCTTGTAAGATGCTGTTGAAGAAGCTCCAACTTGCTTACTATTACGGAACACTTGATATTCTTTAATTCCCCCATCATACACAACAGGAGACCAACTAATGTTGGCCGTTGTCACTGTAGTTGAATCAACTCTTAACCCTGTTGGTACTTGGGGTGGATTAGGGTTTAGTAACTTTCGCAATACGGAACGCTGATTTCAGCTTAATTTGATGATCTAACCAAGCTGTCACAACGAATTGTTCAATACCTGTTTTCACATCTTTATCACGATCATACAGTGCATTTAAGTCATAGTTGAAATGAGAGTACGTATAATCTCCAACTACTGGATCAACAGCTGAATCACAAAATTCTACTGGTTTTCCTAAGACCTGTTCAGGTTGAGCTGCATATAAAGTTGCATTCCCATTTGCAAGCACTTCAATAATATCTGAGTAATCAATGTAGCGCATATAAATTACTGCATTTTCACGATAATCTTCATGTAAATCGGCAATTGCTGCTTTAATAGCCTTATATTTATTTTCTGCCGTCACCTCTTTTACGCCAGCCTTATAGAAGGACATATGATCCTCGCCAGCTTTTGGAGTAGTGGTAAATGCAACTTTCTTTTCTTTGGCTGCTACACCTGATTGCAATGCGTTTTCAACATATGATACTAGGTTTGCTTCCGAACCATTTAAAACCGTTTCTGAAATCCCTGCAAAAACTTTAAATTTATGACGACCAAATGAAACTACATCTCCTGTAGCTTTCAATTCTTTTGCTGTTTCTGTATCAGCAATAAAATCATCGTCATCTAATGTGAAATTCAATTTTGGAATTTCTAAATTTGTAATTTGTGTAATTGTTGAACGATTTCTTAGCGGATTTTTAACGGTAGGTTCCACTAAAATGTCTGTTGACACAGTTTTAGGTAGAAATTTGTTCCCACCAGTTGTATCATTATCACCTAATGCTTGACGTACATCTGTTGGTACAGATTGTTTACGCATCGTTGCACGAATTAATTCTGCTTTCGCTTGAACAATTCGTTGTTTTGGGTCTTGAATGGAGTTAACACCTTGATTCGTTGCAAATTTAGCCCTTTGCTCTACTTCCATAGAGTCGTGTTGTTCTTTAATAACATCAAAACGCATTTGCAAGTCTTTTTTTGATTGTTGTAATGTTTGTAGACTTTCCATCGTTGCTGAAGGATCAATGGCTTTTTGGGAAAGTTCGCTCTCCACTTTTTGAAGTTGCTGACCAATCGTCGATAAATTTTGTTTCAATTCAAACAACGTATTTTCTGAGAAATATTGAAAGTTACCAATAGATAATCGAAATGTTTGTTCTTTTTTCATTTTAATTTTCATGAATGAATTCCTCCTAGAATTGTCTTTATATGGTCCGCGTTAGCTTTCGCTTCCTCGGCAATTTGCTGGCGTATCTTCATTTCGTCAGCCGATAATTTAGTTTCATCTTGATTTTTCAATTGTTTCGGAACATTTTTATACTTTGAAAGAACATCTTTGTCCAATGATGCGGCCATTTGGTTCGCTTCTTCTACAACATCACATAAGCCATATTCATAAGCTTCATCTGCTGACAGCCAAGTTTCCGCATCTAACATTTCTTGTAGCATTTCGTCCGTAAGTTTTTCTCCCGCTTTTTGTAAGTAGGTTTGTTTGCTTGAATTACCAATACGATCAAGATCATCTGCTGCTTTTCGTAATTCTGTGGCGTTTCCTTCTGTCCATGTCCACGGATTATGAATCATCAACATGCTATTTTTAGGCATATAAATAGTGTCACCAGCCATTGCGATGACACTTGCTATTGATGCGGCTAAAGCATCCACATATACATTTACCTTTGCCTTATGTCTTTTTAACATATTATAAATTGCTATTCCTTCAAATACAGAACCACCCGGTGAATTAACATGTAAGTTAATTGTTGAAACATCCCCTAAGGCATCAAGATCATCTTTAAAAGTATTTGATGAAACATCTTCAGGAAAATAGTCTTCCCATACCCATCTGACAATGTCACCATAAATAAAAATGTCTGCTGAATTCGAGCTATCCGTAGACATCTTCATCTCCCAAAACTTATTCATTTGTTTGTTTCCCATTTGTGCTCACCCCCTTTCGTTCTGATGGGTCCATATCTAATGGATACATATCCCCACTTATCCAAAGTTCATCTGCTTTACCTGGAATTGGTGGTAAGTCTTCCCAACGTCTAACATCGTTACGAGTTAACCACCCATCACGTAACCCACCATGATAAAGTGTATTTCTTGCTGTTGTATCCCCTCGTAATAAAGCCCCCACATTGAATTTAAAATAAAAACCAGCCTTTCTTTCAGCTGGAGTGAGTAACTTTCTATTAAATTCTTGCTCATATTGACGAATGATTGGCATTAACGTTAGTTGAACAAACTGTTGCATTAATTGTTCATTACTCCCATAACTTTGCCCCTCATTATCATTTAGAAATGTAACTGGTACATTAAATACATTAGCAACGCGAGAACGAGTGATTCTTTCTGAAGTGAAGGTATCTGCTGCAATATATTTTCTCTCAAGCTGGTCAATTGTTACTCCTGGCTCTTGAAACAATATCCCACCATTATCTTGATAAAAACGTTTAAAATCCTCAATGACTTCTTTTCTTTTATCCTTGTCAATATTTGCTCCATAAGTCACAATGAATGAATTAGGTGCACTTTGCATTTCTTTTAAACTAAATTCTCTAATTGCTTTATCAAAATCAATTGTATTGGTCAACACTTTGATTGGATTAATTCCTTTTAATCCTTGAGACGAAACAATATGTTTTAAATGTAAGACATCTAAGTTATGAAAATAGTATGTCCCACCATCGCCAACAACTTGATACCATAGTTCTTTACTCTCTTGCTCCAATACCGGCTCCACGTATGTCGATATCAACGGTGAAATACGTGAGACCTGACCACGTATATCTCTTTCAATTAAAGCATACGTATTTCCATTCTCATTTCTTGCTGTTTCCATGTTTCGAATCAAATCAAAGGAAGTCATGTTTTGATTCGGTCCATTTATTAAAACGTCGGATGCTGAATTATTTTCCAAATCATAATTTTTATACATTTTAATTGGCAATGAAGCTATGATATTAGATAAACGAGAAACAACACTAAATATGGTTTCATTATTTGCAAGCTTCGAATTATCTACGCCCCAAAAAGTACGTCCTAACCAACTTGAAAAATCATATGTTTGACCTTTCCAGCCAGCCACTGCACCAGAAACCGCCATCTTTATCCTGCTAAACCATCCCAATTCACCACCACCTTTCTACATTTTTAATTAAGTAGATCTTTCATAGAAACCACTCCAATATCAGCGTTTCCTTGTACATCAACAAATTTTTTCATAACTTCTGTATGAGCATTTAAAAAAGCCGCAAAACCGTCTATTTTTCGGTAGCGACCCTGTTTTTGCGGTAATTTATTTCTATTTCTATCTTCAATCATTTTGACATTGTTTACATACCAACGGAATAAGCGGTTTTTATTAAAAATGACATTTCCATCAATAAAGCGTTCTTTAACATCGTCAACTGCCTGACCTAATGTTAAATAACCTTGTCGAACAACAACTGTTTCAAATCCATGTTTTTGTAGAGAAACTACTAATCCATACGCTTTAGCTGGATCATATGTAATTAATTCGATGTTATAAAGCTTTGATTGTTCAACAAACCAATCAAAAACATCTTCTTTTTTTACATACTCCCCTTTCACTATCGTTAAAAGCCCCATTCGTTCATATTCACGATAAGGAATTTTTTCATTGTCCATTAAAACTTTTTTCTCTGGTACCCATGAATGAGAAAACACAAAGACTTCCCCAGTTTCTATAATAGGAAATTCTAAACAAGCACTTGTAAAATCTTCCGAGTCAGATAAATCGAATCCACCAATACACGATTTACCAGTGAAATCATTGATGTCTCTTACTTTGTTATTCTTTTTAATAATTTCATAATCTAAAAAGGATTGTTCGTTATTATTAACAAACATATTAAAACGTTTTGTAATAAAATCATTTCGCTCTGATGGTGTGCGTTTGTCCTTTTTCCAATCCTCAATCATGTCACTTAATTTTATAGAGACATCCATATTCGGATTTGCTTTAACCCACATTTCTGGCATTTCAAATTCTTTAGGGTCATCTAGTTCTGCTAGGAAATAAAACGTTCTATCATCATCAAAAACACCGTTCAAGACATCCGTACCCTGCTCATAGTAATTAACTAGCGGACCATCTAGTTGATATCCAGCTGTTGTTATATAAATTAATAAAGGCTGATCACGTGCCCCTCTGGAGTTTTTAATTACTGAAATGAGTTTATAATCCTTATACTCATGTATTTCATCAAAGATTCCAATATGTGTATTTAATCCATCAAGCTTTTCACTATCAGATGCTTGCGGTTCTATTTTCGAAAATGTTTTATCATAATGGATTGCATCACGTAATGTGCGGAAGTGTTTCTTCAATAAAGGCGAAGCTTTAATCATGGCTTTTGATTCGTCAAACAGTAACCTCGCTTGTTTCATTGAATTCGCCAATAAAGGTATATCGGCTCCTTTTTCACCATCTTTGCTAACACCGTAATTTGCTACGCCTGATATAATGGTCGTTTTTCCATTTTTACGTCCAACAAAAATAAGACCCTCTTTAAAGCGCCTTAATCGTGTTTCCTTATGAACCCAGCCAAATAGACTACCTAAAACAAAATGTTGCCATGGCTGTAATATAAGTTGTTTGAAGTTACCTTTTGATGGTCTACAAAACTTTTCAATAAATTTAATAGGCCTATGTGCTAAATCTTCATCAAAGATGTAAGGGAATTCTTCTGTTCCCTGCTTCTTTAAATCATTCAAATGACGTCTAGATGCTAATATGACTTTTTTACTTGCAATGATGTTGCCTTTAACAACTTGCTCAGCATACCACGTTGCCAATATATTGGGTGAGGGTTTAGCTAGTATACGAATAATCCCACTAGAACTCTTCGAAGTCATCGCCATTTTCCCCAGTCAATGCTTCTTGTAGTTTCTTTCTGCTGGCTCCTGTCAACCCTAATTCACCTAAGTATTGTCTTATCTGTTGCATATACTTTGGTATTTCTGGTATGAGTGTATGCTTAGTAAGATTGGTAGCATTCGCTTTATTTGTGTATTCCATTGTTAATCCATCTTTCTTAACTTGAGCTGCCATATCTTTATACATTTGATAACTATAAGCAATCATTTCTACAGCGATTGGATCATTAAAATTCGCCTTGCCTTCCGACTCCAAAATATTCCAAATGCGATACCAAGTATCTTTACCAATTTTTTTAAGATGAGTTGGTGGTTTATGCTTAATTTTTAGCCCTTCATCCACGTCAACACCTCACTTACATTTTATGGATAAAAAGTCGTAACTTTTTTGTAAATCTCCCCCGATTCCTTACATTACCCCCCTTTAGAAAACCTTACGCATGGCGAACGAAGGGGGACGGCGGTCTTTTAGAAGCCAGAAAACCGATTATTTGGTTAGGGGGGCTATTCGAAAAAAATATAATTTCCGTTGAACATTTTATTTGTAATTTTTATTTTTTAAAAACATATTCTTCTTCGCATTTAGAACATTTTTTCTTTATTAATACCCCTTCAGAATATATCCCTTCAAGCACCTCACCATCGTTCATACAGTAATCATCCTCAACAGTACTCAGTTCATCAGCCATTGCATGAAGATGTTCAGCAACTATCCTCATCTTAGCTACCATATGACCAGTGTTACAGAGTATATCCACAGGTATCTTTTGTCCCATAGTAAACTCCTCCTTAAATTATTTCTTTGTTTGCTCTAACCTTTATAACATTAACTCTACTTGAAGTTTCTTTCTTCTTTTCTCCCCCTGACTTCTCAGGGTGTTCCTTGTTATGACAAGCATTACATAAGCTAATCAAGTTTCCCAAGACTAAAGCTTTATCTGGTTTATCTTTGAAGTGTTCAATGTGATGCACCATATCAGCTGTAGTAAGTACGCCTTCCTTTAGACATTCCTGACATAAATAATTATCACGTCCCAAAACGAGTTGCCTACAATTTTTCCATGCGGTTGAATTATAAAATCGTTTCGCCTCTTGATCTCGTTTGTGCTTATCATAACGTCTATCTTGTTCGTTCCTATTACGCATCAATATCCACCACCTTACTTGGCACCTTCCATCCTCTTCTTTAACCGTTTCATTTCATCTTCGATAGCCAGATTCTTTTTATTAATCCGGTCGTGACACTTTGCAATATCCGCTTGGTTCTTACGAATCTTATCGTTTACATATGCAGCAACATGTTCCTTATCACAATGAGGACATGTGAAGTAACACTTCTCAATACGATTAGGAAGCTGCGCTACTTGTGGTTGCATATCGTAATCTTTATTACAGCTAGAACAATATACTTGCATCTATTCTCACTCCCTTCGAAAGAATATTCCGATTATATATTTACCAAATAAATACAACTTGTTATAATAAAGTTAACATTGCCATCAGGAAAAGTGATTCGCACCCCAAGCGAGTTGCTTTTCCTTTTTTTTATGGCTATTGTTCTAAGAATTTATCCACCGCTTTTTGAAGCAAACTAATCATCGCTTCTCTCTTTTGCTTTGGTGTTGTGTTATCTTGCATTTCATTAAAGATGGGAAGTACACTTTCTAATTTCTGTTTATCGATGCGTTCATTTACAAGGTCTTGTCCTAGCATTGAAATAAATGTACCAATTGCAACCGCTTGTTCTTGTTTATTTAGTTCCATTTATCTCACTCCCTTTAATTACGCCACATTTGATTGAATCGGCTGTATGTTCAACTATAGATTCAAGCGATACCTTCCCATCTAATGAAATACCAACTTTACAATCCATCCCTACCGATTTACTATCGTTAATCTTTTTAATTATTACAGATTGTTCAGCTATTTCTCTCACGTGATTTATATCAGCTTTCATCGCTAAATTTTCTTCTAACATTTTTACTCTTTTTACTAAGTTTTCAATCGTTTGTTGTAGTCCAACAACTTGAATTCTTAATTCAACAATTCCAACTTTCATTTCGTTGTTTTGATTATCCATTCTTCATCCTCCTCCAAAATAAAAAAACACCCGAATGGATGCTTTACTATGATTAAATATTACTAATTTGACGACACTGTCTGGCTAAAGGAATAAAATGTTTTAAAAGATTCACAGCATTTTTATTCTGCCACCATCTATCTAACAAAACTATTCGTGCATTCATTGGATTAAGTCCATCAAGAGAAAATGAACTATTAGATATGAAACGAGGTACTACATGCTTTGTTTCAAAATGGTGCCTTATTCTTTTCCAAACTTCTTCCGCGTGCTTTAAATTATTACCAACAATCCATAACTCTTGTTGTTTAGCTTCCTTTAGTTCGTTTAGCAACCCCTTGAGATAACTGAAATCGTAATTCTCATGATTCATCATTCATCCCTCCAAAATAAAAAGCACCTGAATGGGTGCTTTTATATAAATTATTAATTCGTATTTTAATTACGGTAAATGAAGTTTTATTCTTCTTCCAATCACTTAATATCACTACATTCATCTGCTCCATCAATATTAAGTAACTGGAAGAAGAGCAAAAGCCCTCCTTAATAACGGTATCATTCAATCGTTACCATCTGCTGGTTTCGGATTTTATTTGCCGCCATTATGAAACCGTTTAGACAACATATAGTTTATAAAGGAATTTATGAGTTGTGTTTTCCGCCACTTCTCACAATACAAATATATCATGTTAAAAACCAAAACGTGTTCGTAAATAGTTCGCAAATAGTCCGCGAATAGTTCACGTTTTTCATCTTCTCTTTTTCTCCTCAGTTAACAATCTTGGGTTTCTTACTATGACCGACCAATCTTTACCAGAACTCCAATCAATACCTCCTATTAATTGAATATCATCTCCTGCACCATTAATAATTGGAGAATAAAATTCTCGCCTTGCTTCCGCATCACTTACTAATATCTCTCGTAAATTCTGCTCCACTTCATCATAAATTACCGAACCGCAATTTAACCCATCAATACTTCCTGCACTTTTTTTCATCGTTTTTCAGCCTCTTTTCGCATAGTTTTGATTAGTTATGGTCTTTTATTCTTAAAAATGAATTAGCTATAAACTAGATTGTGTTGAGTTAGCCTATCCTGTTTTTTCTTAGAGCTATCAAGGTTTCTAGTATTTCATCAAAATGAATTTGACACTTTCAGTTTAAAGCTAATTCAATAAGTGATAAAAAAATAAAGGAATTAGATTCTAAATTTCCTTTGATAATCATTTAATGTATCTTGTTGGATTCCTATATATCTTAAAGTCTCTTTCTGATCTGTATGATTTAACATTTGTTGTAAAGCAACTACATCTTTAAACTGTTTATAATGATGGTACCCATATGTCTTTCTAAGTGAATGAGTCCCAATACGTTCTAATCCAAATTCCTGCGCTGCTTGATTCAATATGACGTATGCCATCGATCTCGTAATTGGCTTGTTCTTACCATTCCTACTTTTGATGAGAAATTCATTCTTTTGCTTTCCTTTTGTATAATCTCTTAATGCTTTCTTTAAATCAGATGGCATCTTTACATCTTTAATCTTATTTGTTTTCTTTTCGCGAATAAAAATATTCCACCCTTCAACATCACGCACTCGCAATCGTAAAATATCTGAAATACGTAATCCTGTATTAATACCAAGAAGGAACAGAATGTAATTTCGTTCATTCTGTTCCTTGAAATATTCTTTTAGTTCTTTAATCATTTCTTTGTCTCTTATCGGCTGTACAATGTTCATACTACTTCTACCTCTTCAGTTTGTGCCTTCTGTTTATACACTTCTTTTCGCAAACTGAAAGCCAAACGTAATAAAGCTTTCCCTTTCACTTTATAATACGTAGTTCTACCTAATCTCACTTCATCCATTATGTCCGGATCGTAGCCCTTCTCTTCTTCCATATAATACATATGAATGATCTGTCTTTCTCTTTTTGGCAATCTGTTTACAGCTCTATGAACCCAATTCATAAATTTATCTCTAGCCATTTCATATTGTAGCCTTTCAATCGCTATGTTTTCTGTAGAACTGTTGAATTCATTTGTTACGGATGGAGGAACAATTGAATACGATGCAGTTACTTTTGGTAAGATGTCACTTGGCATTTGAGATAAATACATACGATACTCCTCAAATACTTTTTCAACTTCATTTTTTGTCTCTTCTTCATCTAAAACAGGCATTTTAAATGATAATTGTTTATTCATATTAAATTCCTCCATTTTTATTATTTTTGTCTTAATGCTCCACGTCTACGTTCATAACGCGGGCCACGAATCCCCATTAAATCTTCAATGTCACGAGTACTTAATTTTTCTTTTCGTTTTTTCTTATTTTTCTTCTTTACTTGTTTTGATTGCTTTTTCCATTCACGTAGCTGATCCTTTAACACCTTCATTTCCCCATCTCCCTTTTCAAAATAAAAAGGACACCTATTCCTAAAACAGCTTTCATTGCTGCTTTAATGAATTGGTGTCCTCTAGTTTTCTAGCCGGACTATATTCTGTTTGCTTTACTTTAAAAGGATTATTTTGTTACATTTCTTAAAATCCAAAAACCTCTTTCTTTATTAAACTGCTTCATCCATTCATCTTTATAAACTTCATGCAATTGACCATATGAGTTTACAGTCATTTTCTCTCTTGCTATTGGTAAGGACGCATTCGTGCTATTAGGAAGACCTATAATCAATGCCGCACCCTCAATTGCTGCACCCATACATTTATCACAGAAATCAATTTCAACCTCTTCGTTGTTTGGATCACATGTTTCTTTCTTACACATTGGACAAATTCGAACCATTTTTCTTCCTCCTTGAATAAAACTCCATATTCCGTCAATAATGTAGACAACCCATTAAGTTACTTTCTCCTTGTTCCCCCTTGGAGAACCAGCCGAGCAGTTAGCTTTTGCTAGCTGCTCTTTTATTGTTTGTTAACTTCCACCCAAACTCCATATTTCATTTCCAAACCTTGGTTGTACAATTGGAATATTTGTTTTTCTACTTGAGACATTTTTCTTTCTTTTTGCTTTTCAAGATCTTGCAGTTTCCTTTGCAGTGATTTAATCTGATTCTCATACCCTTCAAGTGCTTGCATATCTGTTTTTACATAATGCTTATAGGCTTCAATTCTTTCCTCTGACCACTTTTCCATATCCATTCCCCTTTTCTACAAAATGAAATTTTTATACTAATCTCTTTGCTATTTCATAAATGACTGGTACAGTCACTGAGTTCCCTGACTGTTTATAAAGTTGAGCATCAGAGTTCACTTCCCTCGCTTTGTCGAATGCCAAATCTGGAAATCCTTGCAGTCTCCAACACTCCTTCGGGGTAAGTCGCCTAATACGATATCCGTCATATATGCCGTGTTTATCCTGTGTAGTTAATGTAAACATCGGTTCTCCTGGTTCTTTCATTCTTCTTCCGTTCTGTCTCTTTTTTAATCGATCTGATGTAAGGACCGGTTGGATAATTTGTTTTGGTTGTTTGTAATCAGTGGCACTTAAAGCCCCAATAATACCCTCTATTCCATGAACGTTATCTCGTTGACCTATCCTTGTGCAATTTTCCCCTTTAGTGGAACCTACGATTTTAATACTAGGCGTTTCGCAACTTCTTCTGATAGGAAATACTTCTCGTCTACCGCGTCTTCGAGAATGTCCAATAATGAACACGCGCTCACGGTTTTGGGGAACTCCGAAATTTTTGCTGTTAAGTACTTGCCATTCCGCATCATACCCCAATTCATCAAGCGTGGAGAGGATTGTTCTAAATGTGTTCCCTCCGTCGTGATTGAGTAGACCTTTGACGTTCTCAAGGAATAAATATTGTGGTTGGATTTCTTTGGCAAATCTAGCAATTTCGAAGAACAAAGTTCCTCTAGTTTCTGCGAATCCCAATCGCTTTCCGGCAATGCTGAAGGCTTGGCAAGGGAATCCACCACAGATAACATCGACTTGCCCTCTAAATAATCGTAAATCGTCGTTTGTGACAGTTGTAATGTCATGTTCCGTCCACTCTCCTTTAGTGTTATGAATTGCTTCGTATGACTTCCTAGCAAACTTGTCCCATTCTACATATCCAAGGCATTTATGACCTGCCTGTTCCATCCCTAATCTAAAACCACCAATTCCGGCAAATAAGTCTATAAAAGTAAGACTCATATCACCACCTCGCTTTCTACTAAAATGAAGTTTTTATACTAATTACTTTCATCTCTCATAATCCAATTCAACTTCATAAGTACCTGGTCCAAAATTCCTATTTGATTATTCACACCATCACGATATTCCTCACTATGGATTCTTGAAAAGCCATTTTGGATCCGTTTTAAACCCGATTTTCTACGTTCTAAATCAGTGATAAGCTGTTTAATCTCTTCAGATTTCAAACTGCACATCCTTTTCTAATAAAATAGCGTTTTTATAATAAATCACCGGTTCCTTAATCCCACTCAACATCCACATCTAATTCTTTAGTTGTAAATTCCTCATCACAATTCAGACATTTCCATTTTGTAAGACCCTTTTCAACCAAACTCATTTCATTACAATCCGGACACACTCGATCACCCATATAATCACCGGCTTTCTATTCGAATAACTATTTTGTTTAGTTTTCTAATAAACTCACATGTTGCAAATATCTAGCTAAAAAGTAACCGCTAAATCCTTCTAAAAACACCACTTGCGAGCCACTACTTGATTTGAATTGATCCGTCCGACAAGTCCAAATTTTACCGTTATAGTGATCCGCTTCTCCGCATGTATGCATCACTACTTTGTCGCCTATTTTTAATTCATCCACTACACCGAACGCCATTTGATACGCTTCTTTGTATTTACGTTTTATAAAGTCAACTTGTTTCCACGTTCTAACGTTTCCGAAGCGCTCTTTCATGTAATTTATACAAACATGATCTATATCTTCTGGTGGGCTAGGGAAGTAAGTGGATGATTGCTTGCCGCCACTCGTTGTATAAGTCATATCTACGCCACCATTTTCATTCTTTATCATTTCAAATGTAGGTTTCATTTTCATTCCCCTTTCTTTAAAATTCTTTCCGGGTCAATCTCCCAATCTTCACAAATCCCGCATAAGTCAAATGCTACACATTTAGCTAATAACGCTACTTCTTGCCCGCCCTCAACAAAATGATCATGACCTATTAAATTCGTCCAACCTTCTAATTCATCGAAATATAACCAGATAATAAGTTGATCTCCACGCCAATCCATTTCTTTGTCTTCGCAAAATTTATATAAATCTAATTCAGTCATTTTTCGTTCCCCTTTTCGCTTAGTTTTTATAAAGCTGCTGACAATAATTCTGCCCTCAATTTCTCTTGTAATCTCACAAAGGTTTCATTTGAGAATCGAACAGCTGCACTTGGATATTTGTATTGATAAAATCCATCATCAAATTGTATATGTGTTTTGTCGTACCAATATTGAAACGCTACATCATTTGGGTACTCATCCAAATCTTCCTGTAGTTCTTCAATGAGTTTCCATTCTTCCCTCGCATCAGCTTCTGTAAAACGTCCTTCTCTACGATCGTAAAGTAAGTTCTCTTTGATATAGTTAATTGTTTCTTCAATATCAACTACATCTCGATTTGCGATTTTACAAAGTATTTGATCTGGTCTAGTACTAAGCAAGAATTCTTCTACACTTTCGTTTTCTCTTAATGAAAACCAATAAGCGAAATTACCGAAGTCTGTAACAGCTGTAAATATCCCGGATCGATCTAATAAAAATATTCCCCAACCTTCTCCATCTACTGATGGAACTGAGTAACGAAACGCTGAAGCTTTTGCCATTTTTATGTCCTCCTTTTGTATTCAAATAACGCTTTTGTTATAAATCATTTCAATCCGAGCATCTTTAAAAATAAATAACCAATCCCTACAAATATTCCATAGATAGTCACTACCACTGATACCCCTACAAACATTATGAATATGGCTTTTAAAATTAACGCTATGTTGTATATCAAAACTGCTAAAATAATTAACACGATCACCAATGTAAGGCCTACCCCAGCTAAATCATCATAATCAGTCAATCAACTCACCTACTTTTCTTATAAAATTCAAATTTTGTCTTACTTTAATAAACCTGAACCTACATTTTTTCTCTATGCTGATTTAAGATAGTCTCTAATGCAATTGCTGTTCCCTCATTCGCGATCCATTGACCACGATAGTAACCTGATAAACCTAAATCTCCAGAATCATACGCTTTGTCTGATTCCTTTCTATTTTCTAATGCTGATTGTTGCAATTGATTTATATATTCCTTGATTACTTCCTTCATTATCTTCAGCTCCTTTTTTAATTCTTTCCGTTTCTCACAATCGATTTCTTGAATCGTACTGAGGCATTTTTTCCAGTTCTAATTACTGGTGTTGTTACAGCCTTTTCTATATCCCACTTTCTAGTAATTACTCTTGTCATAAACGTGCTATAGCCAATTCCATTGGGCTTCGCCCGTTCTAACCACACTTTTCCCAGACCTTTTCTTTTTAGAGCTGGTTTCGTAGAGGCCTCTTGATATCCCCAACCACTATTTAATCTACTGTAAAATGTAGCAGCGTTTATACCATTCGCCTCAGCTATTCTACGCCATTTCGTGTGCACTCCCTCAAACCTGTTATGTCTGACGCTTCTCGGCGTTGCTGTTAACGCTTCTTCTAGATCCCATTCGGCTTCATAAACACGATAATGTAGCGTCTTCCTACTAATTCCATTAGATAAAGCCTTTGCATATTCTTCATCGGTTAACCATCGATTCAAAGCCGCCATCATTCTCCCTCCTAATCGAGTGCTAAAAATTCTGTTCTAGTACGATTCGAATGAGTTATCATAATCTTCTGAATTTCTTTCCCGTGCTCTTCTATAGCTGCATTCCAAGCTTCAATTTCAGTTTTGGCATCAAAACAATCCATTTTTTGTCGTTCTTCTTTATCGTAAAAATGTACTTCAAAGCTTGGATTCAAAAATTTTTCACTGGTACTTATAGCTTTGTAGCAAAAACTGCCTATCACATCATCAATAGTTAATTGCTTCATAATCGTATCCCCAGTTATTTAATTTTTTCTGTGACCGTAGTTGATATGCGATCAACTTTTCCACCCTGCCACGTAATAATTTGTTCTCCAAATCCAGTTGCTGGAGGATTTAGCGGCGTAACTTCACCATTTTTAACTACATAAATTTTATTATCAGTAACGTCAATTTCGACTTTCGTAGACTTCATATAAGTGAAATCCTCCTTTTTCTTATTAGCTAACTTTTTGTTGTTGATTGCCTTGTAACTCTTTTTTCATTGATTCGAATTTTATTAACCATGCTTGCCAGCGTCTATCGTTTTCTTCTTGCTGTTGCTTTGCTACTTCACAGTTACACCCTTCCGTTAGAGTTACACCCGGATAGATTTCTTTACGAATAATCCCTTTATCACGACATAATACACACATACTTATTCCCCCTTTATTAGAATCTTTCCCCACTCAAACCTACTATTTTGGTATAATCTCCCTTGAAGGGAGGAAAGTTTAATGAAAGATATTGTATTTACTTTAGAATTTGATGATGATTCCGCTAACTCACGTGCCAACGATTATTTAGCAAAAGGTTGGACTTTATTACATGTTGGCACGAAAGTAATTGATCTCTACAATGAGCAAACATACTACAACACCGCCTATGTTGTAGGTGCTAATCAAGACCAATATGATGCGTATAAAAAAGAGTTAGAAGAAGATCAATTCGAATTATTTTAAGACTTTTTGAACGCATTATGAATTACGCTTTTGTAAAGCTCTTCATCAGCTAGATGAAGGGCCTTATTTACCTCCACATAACTCAACTCACTTTTTAAGCATTCTTCTTTAATTTTCATCAATAAATTTTCTGTACTTTTTTTAAGTTCTTCTCTTTTAATACTTGTTGGCATTCCATCCGTTAATTGAATTTTTTTCATTTTTTATTCCTCCTTATTAGAAACCTAAATTTGCAAGCCTTTGATCCGGTGTTGTAAATTTCAAAACCTTTGAATCACCTAATAAACGACTAACTGTTTTAGCATCGTATTTATTAAAAAGTTGTTTTCCAGTAAAGTTTGTTGTGGTAAATGTACTCATTCCTTGTCTAGCATTTGATACTGCATATAAAAGACGTTGAATGAAATCAGATGCCTGTCTATTTGAATCCGTCGATCCACTTTCTGCCCCAAGATCATCTAATACCACAAAATCAGCTTGTCCAATTAGTTGAACGAAATATTGTAGTGTGTATTTACTGCTCTTATCATCGAAAGAATCCATAATCATCCTTGTTATTGCTTCTAATTCAACATACAAGCAACTTTTCATAAGGTGATAGTTTTCTTCTCCTTGACTGATATCCCAAAAATACTGATTCAATTCATGAAGCATACTGTATGCTAGGAAACTTTTGGCCGTCCCTTGATTTCCTGTAAATACAACTTTTCTAATTTCTCCGTTCTTTAAATCCTCTAAGGTTTTTTCTACAGCTTTCTTGTGACTGTTTGTTTCCTCACACCCGGTTCTGTAATCAGATAATCTTGAAAGAGGAATTTTCTTATTTGTAATGACACTAGCCTTTTCCAGCATGTTGAATTTCTGTAAACGGCTAATCTTCTTATAATGAGCGTTAGCTTGTTCTTCCAAAACCTTATTGTTTTGCTCAACTACACATCTTGGACAAACAACTTGTCCTTTGTATTCAATCATTTGAACCGGCTTAATGATTTTTTGTCCGCCTATTTCATAAGAGTGATTCATACATTGATCAGAATGGTAATTCACCTTCAATTCCAGGGATTCTGCCATTTTTTTCATTGGTGTTGCCATTTCTATTCGCTCCTTTTTTACCTTTGTTTTTAAACTCTATTTCTGCCGCATTAACATCAGCTAAAGTACGAATGTTTTTATTAACCCACTGTTTTAAAATGCCCTCAGCATAATTCCATTTCTTCTGTTGTTTCAAAGCACGCTCCATAGCTGCTTGTACAAGTTCTTCGCTTGTATCGTTTACCCATTGCGAAATACTTTCGGCTATGAATGAATTTAAAATACCGAAATTATTTTCGTAGAAAGAGAAGATGCTACTACCACTTTGTATATTAGTATTTTGTTTATTAGTACTTAGTAAATTATCAGTACTTAGTAGTGTCTGTTTTTCCACCGAATGGTTTTCCATATAACTGGTTTCCCTTTCATTGGATTCCCGTCGACTGGTTTTTCCACTGACTGGTTTTTCCACTGACTGGTTTTCTGGTTCTGTGGATGGGACTTCGTAAACTGCTGTTTCCCAATGTGATATTTTCCCTGTTTTTGGATCTTGAACAGGATACCTTTTTAAATACCCTGCTTTTTTTAATTCTTGTATAGTTTTGGTGGTTATTTCTTTTCCGTCTTTGGCGTGTTGGCTGAGTTCAGTTGCATGAAATGTCCAATCATCCGGTAAAGAAAGCATATATGCTAATAACCCTTTTGCTCTCCAGCTTAATTTCTCATCGCGTAATGGTGTATTATGAATAACTGAATAATTAACATCTTTCTTAACTCTAAAAATCCCCATTGTTTTACCTCCTCGTACAAATCGCCACATATGCTTGTCCACTTTGGATAATGCGTTGTATTTCATAATGCGGATAACCAATCTTGAAATACTTTTGGATTATTTCTTTTAATTCATCTTCGCTTCTTGCTAAGTCCCAGAACTTACTAGGTAATAGCACTTGATATTCAATTAAATCCATGTACTATTTCCCTACTTTCCGTGATATACTTATAACAACTTATTTTTTTCAAAGGACCCACTGCCATGGGTCTTTTTATTTTGTTTTACATCACTCCAAGCCCATCGTTTTATCGGTTCGTAAGTAATGTAAAGCAACCATACACTGCATGCGATAAACATTGCGAATACTACTAACGATGTTGTATCTTCCACTAAATCACCTCCTTATTTATGAAAAAGTAATTTTGGTAAAAACCTGAAATTCTATTTTAACTAGCATTTGCTCCCACCTTTTGTGCTTCTACCCATTTAAGAAAGTCTTCCGCTTTAACGCGTTTGCTTTTTCCAATTACAATTGTTGGGAAGTCCTTTCTCTTCATAAGTGCGTATGCGGCTGATCGAGAAATATTTAAGAATTCCTGTACATCCTCCGCTTTCAGTGAAAATGGTAGTTGTTTAATTTGGTACATGTTTTTTCACTCCAATCATTTTTTTAGTTTAAATATGGATACACTATCTTTTAACGTCGCCCCTTAGTTGTAGTCTACAGGGCGACTCTAGTTGTAAAAAAAATCTCTCTCACTTTATTAGATCACTAATCGACACACCATAAAGTTCCGAAAGTTTTTTTAGTTTCTCTACCGATAATCCTGATTCTCCTTTTTCAACGTTATGATAAGAACGTTTGAATTTCAGACCTAAAGCCTTTGAAACGTATTCTAAAGAATAACCATTTTTTTGTCTTAGAGATTTAATTCGTTGTGTATTTAGCATTTTAAGTCACCACCTTCAACTTCTAAACTTAGTATAACCAAAAGTAGCCCTAAAGGCAACTTTTTATTTTCAAAAATTTATTTTTTATTTTTACGTTGCCATTAGGGCTACTCATTGTTACATTTAAACTAGATACTTTTTTACAAGTAGCGCGAAAGGATGTTATAGATGAATATCATAGGGGAGAGAATATTCGAGTTAAGAAAAGAACGAAAACTAACACAAGAAAAAATAGGCGAAAATATTGGTGTCAGTAAGCAAACTATTTCCAAATATGAAAAAGGGACAAAAATCCCCTCACGTGAGAACATTGAAAAATTAGCTGATTTCTTCAATGTTCCCATTGATTACTTATTCGGGAAAAGCGATAATTCCATTAAAAGTAGCAATAATATAAAAGAAATATTTGAAAGTGACGAATTGCATTGGGATGGAAGAAAATTGTCTCCTGAGGAGATCGACAGCGTCAAAGCGCTTTTAGAAGTAGCTATCCAAAGAATGTTAAAACAAGAAAAAAAGGATTAGCATGAGGCTAGTCCTTTTTTTGGTTCCATTTGTTGCATGACTTCACTTAATTCATTATCAGTAATTAATCCTTGTTTATGTATTTCTTTCAAAGCATGAAGAGTGTCATTTTCTGAGACTTTATCCCCTAATAAATATTTAATCATGGATTTTATTTTTTCTTCGCCACTTATTAACAATACGAACTCCTCCATCCCAATAACTATGTGATTCCTATAACAAACTGTGCATTTTTGTAACATTTTTCAAAAATGCATACCCCTTAAAAAGCACTCAAGACGCTACTTAGTAGTAGCGTCTTGAAAAATAATTTATAAATTTTTAATGAGTTCCTGGATCAACCATTAGATATGTAGTTTCTACTTTGCTTGAATGTGCTTGTGAAGTATCTTTGTTTTGTTCAACTGCTCCTAGTAGTCCTAAAACACATATCATTGTAAGAATAACTTTTTTCACCCTACTTCACTCCCTCTTTAATTAAAAGACGTGTTACCAAATTTGAATAGAATACATTCCCATTATTAGCGAATTTTTCTAAAGCTTCTTTGAGAACCATTATATCATTTCTATCTACAAAAAATAAATAATATAATTTAAATGCAGACAAAGTTTTTCCTTGTTTTTTTAAGTCTTCAAAATAAGCCCTAGCTTTAACTCCTGAGCCGAATTTAGCATCAAAGAAAGCTTTTTCCGCTTCTCCTACAAAATCCCAATCTATTTTATCTACATTTATTCCATACTCAATTCGCAAAAAAGCTAATGTGCTATGAACTGCACGATACATTTTACTATAAGTAGTAATACCTAAGCTTTTTATTAACTTTAGGCTTTCCAAAAAGTACGTTTCCGCTTGAAAAGGATTTTCAAGTATAAAAGACTCCCCTAAGCAACTCAACGCTTTAGCCTTTATAACTGAATCTTCCGGAGCGGATTTTATTATACTATTACAAATGTCCCTGCATTCTTTTGTTTTATTACTAAACAAATTAATATGAGACTTACGATCATCATGTTGCAAATCCAAATGTTTTTTTATAAATGCATTCTCTACTAATGGTAAGTTTTGATCGATCTTTTTAGAATACGGGACCATAGCCATGAAATTACTACTATCATACAGCGCAAACCCATGTAACATGTCTACTATTATTTGATAGTCAACATTTTTAGAGTATGGTAATTCATCTAATTTCCTTTGCAGTTCTTCTCCTTCTAATTTGTTCAAATTTCTTTGATTGTATAAATCATACAAATGTAGATATTTATTTATTTTCCCTTTTTTATCGTTGCTAATATGTTTTTTTATTAATTTTTTCATTAATTGATACTCACCGACTGTTTGGCAGTAAGACAGTGCCTTTTTTATGTTTAAATCACTTTCGCAAAGCAATATAAATTCTCTAATTTTCTTTCTACGTTCTTTCCAATTTGGATACAAGTCGGGAGTAATTAATAAGAATGACTCCAACTTCATTTCTTTAATTTTCCCATTTAAAATCCTATTAAGATTAGTTCTATCAATCTCTGCTTTTTTAGCTAATGTACCAACATCCAACTTAAGATAATTGATATGCTCCTGTAAGTTCTTGATAAAGCTCTTCATTCTAAAATTCCCTCCCAAATCAGAACCCAAAACATATCCCTTTTTTCTCAATAGGAAAATGAATCATAATTTTCTTTACACTTATGAAGTATGCTATACTATGTACTGACTCATGGAAACTTTCCCTATCTAGGCTAGGGTTAAATGTTATAGATGTGTGGCCTCACATCTATAACACCGTGGGTCTTTTTTTTTATTCTTTTTTTCGCTAAATTTAGTTTATCATAAGATTTAGAATGTTCGTTCTGATTATGGTCAAATCATATTGAGAAAGTTTTTTTCAAAAATTCTATTTTTCATTAAGAATATTTTACCATCAAAAGAACGCTTGTTCTATGTATTTTTTATCCGATTGTCAATTTAAGTGATATTTACTATTATAAAGACAAATTTCGTGACATGTATAGTCTAAAAATTCTCATGTATTTATACTAAAACTATGAATACATTTGGACAAAATTTAAAAAAGTTTAGATCAAGTCGTTCCCTTACTCAATCAGAGTTCGGTGAAAGAGTGCAGTTAAGTCGTAGTCAAGTTGGCAATTTAGAAATTAACTATAATCAACCTGACCTCGACACTCTCGATCGCATTGCAACATATTTAGGTGTTTCTGTTGATGCGTTAATGGGTAGAACGAGTACACCACATGAAAAGAACATAGCAAATGCCCTCGATGAAATTCAAACGGTTTTCGCAGGCCTGGATGAATCTCAACGAGAGCAATTCTGTAAACAACTCGTTTTATATGCAAAGTTCCTTAAAACTCATAACGAGCTGTTATGAGTCGATTGTAGTAGAAAACATTTCCAATCGCAACGGTAAAAATTAACAAATTTTTATCAACAAAAAAAAGAGAGCACTTAGCTCTCTTTTTTTATATTCCTGTGCCTGGATCTTTTATGTATCCTCCACCTGCCCCAGGATCATACATACCCATTCCGCCACCTGGATCTTTCCAATACCCTCCACCCGGATTTGGATCATACTTCAATTGACTTCCACCTAAACCGCCTGGATCAAAGTTATCTCTTTTCATTTTCTTAAACCTCCCGGTTCTTTTCGCCATCCACCACCTGGATCAGTTGTATATCCCCCGCCTGGTCCTGGATCGAAAATACCCATTCCTGTGCCCGGATCGTATAACTTCCATCCTGTACCAGGTTCCTGTAATTCTTTAGAGTGTAATAACAT